AACAAGCAGAGAAGTTCGGCTGGCTCGCAGTTGAGTGCATCAAGGCGGCTGGCATATCGTTTGACCTCAGATGCCCCCTTGACGGAGAGTACAAAGTTGGATCAACGTGGTCGGAGACACACTGATGAGTTGGAACAAAGCGAAAAGCAATGAAGACGGTTCACGAGAAACTCCCATTAAAGACAGTCAATCAAGAAAAGGAGATTTAGCAGAGTACTACGCAGTTACTTGGCTTTGGGATAAAGGATACGAGGTTTTTAAAAACGCAAGCAGTTGTGGCCCTGTAGATATGATTGCTGTAAAAGACGGAAAGTCAACATTAATAGACGTAAAAACTTCAGATAGGTCTGGGAAGGTACAGGACAAGAGAACTAATGAGCAAGTTAAAATGGGAGTTGTTTTTCTTCTGTTTAACAAACAAACCCGTAAGTGTCGTTTTGTGGAGCATAAAACATGAACAAACTTTACTCACTGGTGGATGACATCTACTCTGTAGTGTCCACTAAAGAACCAGCAGAGGGTGTTGATCTGTACGATGAGATTGAACGCTTTGGTGAGAACTGCAAGCGACTCATGGCAAACCTGTTCACAGAGAAGCGTGACGGACGCAAGCTACGTATGTCAAACATCGGGCGTGATGACCGTTACCTCTGGAACGTAGTGAACAACTCTGACGTAGAAGAGGAGATGACGCCTAACACCTACGTCAAGTTTATGTACGGGCATCTGATAGAAGAGATGCTCTTGTTTTTAACTAGACTATCAGGACACGAGGTGACCGATGAGCAGAAGAAGTGTGAGGTTCAGGGCATTACAGGCTCTATGGATTGTAAAATTGATGGTGTTGTCACAGATATTAAATCTGTCTCGTCTTTTGGGTTTAAGAAATTCAAGGACGGAAGTTTGGCTTATGATGACCCGTTTGGATACGTTGCTCAAATTAAAGGGTATGCCCATTCGGAAGGCGAAACCAAGTTTGGTTGGCTAGCGATGGACAAACAGAACGGACACCTGACGTACCTCATGTACGACTCTGAGGACACACAGGCTCCCGTTCACGAAAAGATTGGCTACGACATAGAGGAGCACATCAAACGCGTAAAAAAGCTAGTAGAGCAACCGGAGCCGCCAGAAGTTTGCCACGAAACCGTACCAGATGGCAAAAGTGGAAACAGAAAGCTCGCAGTCGGTTGTTCTTACTGTCCCTACAAGTTTACCTGTTGGCCCGAAGTAAGAACCTTCATCTACTCAAGTGGTCCAAGATATTTAACAGAGGTGGTCAATGAGCCGAAGGTCACGGAAATCCAAGCTGGGTAACTTTAGGTCGGAGTTTGAAAAAGATGTCGCAACGCAGTTACAACCATTTGGCTTTAGCTACGAGCCGTTCCAAGTCCCGTATAGGATTGAACGAAAGTACACCCCAGACTTTGTGTACGAACTCAACGGACGAACGTACCTCATCGAGTGCAAAGGATATTTTCGAGCAGGAGACACGCAGAAGTATAGAGCGATCTCTAAGTGTCTCCCAGAGACGCAAGAACTCATATTTGTACTGATGAAGCCTAATCAGAAAGTGAGTAAAAGTACCAAACTTACTATGGCAGAATGGTGTGACAAGCACGAGATTTTATGGTATAATATAGATACGCTTAAGGAGTTGGTTAGTTATGTCTCTGACACTAGAAGAAATTAAGGAACGGCTGTTGAGGTTGTATGATCCTGACGATCTTCTGGAAGCCTTGCAAATATCATCTGAAGAAATACTAGACAGGTTTGAGGACAAACTAATCAAAAAGATAGAGGCTTTTCACGAAGAACTAGAGGAAGAAGAGGGAGAGTATGCAGAATGAGTGGACTACTTATTTGGATAAGCATGGTAACGTTATAAATCACGGATCTTTAGATAAAGCTAAACCAGAGGAATGTCCGAAAATGCACTTTAAATTAACAGCCAAAGATCATCACGATGCTACTCTCATGGGTCAAGATACTGTCAGGCTCTGCGAAATGCAGGGTATTGTCCCTAGGATGAAAGACAAGAAAGGCATGGATACGCGAACTAAAAACAATGTACTCGCGTTCAAAGCAGAGTTTTTATTCGCTCGTTTGTTTAATTTACCACTGCCTGTTGTGAATGTTTTGTCTGACGGTGGAATAGACTTCTGGTTGGGCGAAACATCAGTAGATGTTAAATGTAGCTCGTATACGGACGGCCCCTTAATTTTTGACGATGAAAAATCTTTTGCCGCTGACTTTGCAGTACTATACGGGGCAACTGATGATCCTAAAGTTTTAAAGCTAAACGGCTGTATTGACAGGAACACTTTCTTTAAAAAAGCCTACAAAAAAGACTTTGGCTACGGAGAAAGATTTGTAATGAGGGCTGACAGTCTAGACCCTATAGAAAAACTCTGGAGAGTTTACGTTGAAAAAAATCTGATGGAGAACAACAATGAGTATTGACGGCGCTACGCCAGAAGATTGGGACAGAGTGTCTAAGACAGCTATAGGCAAGCTGTATCACCCAAGCGACAACCACAACCCCGTGACACAACCCGATCACTACAACAAGGGAGCGATAGAGGCCATTGAAGCGATCAAGGCGTCCATGCACCCACAGGAGTACAAGGGTTACCTCAAGGGTAACTGCTTGAAGTACCTTTGGCGTTACGAGTACAAGAACGGTGTAGAGGACTTGCGGAAAGCTAAGGTCTACCTAGAGTGGTTGATCAAGGAGGTAGGACCGTGAAAGTAGTAGAAGGCAAGTTCGGTAACAAAGATGAAGACAAGAAGGAGATCACCACATCAGAGTTTCTATCAGCGTTTGTAGTCAAAGCACTGCAACACGAGGAGGAGGGACGAAAGGTAAAGGTGGCTGTTGTGATGTACGAAGACGGCGAGATGTTTGAAGTAGCGTCCAACGAGCAGTATCCTGATGGGGTGTACATGCTTCTGCAAATGGCGGCACAGGCAATCATTAACGAAACACTAGGAGTAACAGAATGAAAGTGACAGACGTTACAATTAAGAAAGCATCCAACGGGTACATCTTGGATTGGTACGACAGCGACAGTAACACAACCATACACGCTACCTTTGAAGAAGCCGTAGCACAACTACAGGAAATCTTTGAGGAGGCATGATGGACGCATATCAACAGTACATACACAAGAGTCGCTACGCTAGGTATTTGCCAGATGAGAAGCGTAGGGAGACTTGGGAAGAAACAGTCAGCCGGTACGTAAATTTCTGGGGCGACGATCTGCCAGAGACTGCACGTAAGGAAGTGTACGAGGCTATCCACAGCCTAGACGTAATGCCTTCCATGCGAGCACTGATGACCGCAGGGGAAGCACTGGAGCGTGACAACGTAGCTGGGTTTAACTGTAGCTATCTGCCTATAGATCATCCCAAGGCGTTTGACGAACTGATGTACATTCTGCTGTGCGGCACTGGTGTGGGCTTCAGCGTAGAACGTCAGTACGTACAGAAATTACCAGAGGTAGCGGAGGAGTTCCATGAAACAGATACAGTTATCAATGTTGCAGATTCGAAGATCGGATGGGCGAAATCGTTTAGGGAGTTGGTATCACTGCTGTATTCAGGTCAAGTTCCCAGATGGGACGTTAGTAGAGTACGACCTTCAGGTTCCCCGCTCAAGACTTTCGGAGGTCGTGCAAGTGGCCCTGAACCTCTCGTCGAGTTGTTCCGATTCACGGTGGACCTGTTTCGGGAAGCTTCTGGACGAAAACTTAGCTCCGTTGAGTGTCACGATCTTTGCTGTAAGATTGCTCAAATCGTCGTCGTCGGAGGAGTCCGTAGATCGGCCCTTATCTCACTCAGCAATCTCACCGATGACAGACTACGACGGTGCAAACACGGACAGTGGTGGGTAGATAATCCCCAGCGAGGGCTGGCGAACAACTCTGCTTGCTACACAGAGAAACCAGACTTTGAGGCATTTCTAAATGAGTGGACCAGCCTATATGAATCCAGATCAGGAGAGCGAGGAGTATTTAGTAGAGTCGCAAGTCAGAAACAGGCTTCAAGAAATGAACGAAGAGATGCTACCTTTGATTTCGGAACTAATCCGTGTAGCGAAATCATCCTCAGACCCTACCAATTCTGCAACCTTTCAGAAGTTGTTGTTAGGCCACAGGATACACTCAACAGCCTCAAACGAAAGGTTCGGATTGCGACTATCCTTGGGACTCTTCAGGCTACCCTCACCGACTTCCGATACCTCAGAAATATTTGGAGAGTAAACACGGAAGAAGAAGCACTGCTGGGGGTATCTCTGACAGGCATCATGGATCACCCGTTGCTCTCAGGACGAGGAGACAAGAATGAACTCAAGAAGTGGCTCAGAGCCATGCGACAAGAAGCAATCAAAGTTAACAAAGAATGGGCTGATAGATTGGGTATCAATGTATCTACCGCTATCACTGCAGTTAAGCCTTCAGGCACTGTTAGCCAGTTGGTTGATTCTGCTAGTGGTATCCATCCTCGTTATTCTGCACAATATATACGCAGAGTACGTGCAGATGCTCGTGACCCACTTTGCTCAGTCCTAGAGGCCGCTGGTGTCCCTGTGGAGGACGATGTGATGTCCCCCAGTACTAGGGTATTCAGCTTCCCTATCGCCTCTCCAGAGGGCGCTGTGACAGCCTCAGACATGGGTGCTATGGAGCAGTTGGAACTGTGGGAGATATACCAAGATGAGTGGTGTGAACACAAGCCGTCCATGACTTGTTACTACCGTGACGAGGAGTTTCTTGAGGTGGGACAGTGGCTGTACAACAAGTTTGACAAGGTAAGTGGCATATCTTTCTTACCGTACTCAGACCACACGTACCAACAGGCCCCGTATGAACCTGTGGACAAGAAGACGTTCAATCAGTTGAAGAAGGACTTTCCTACAGAGATTGATTGGGACATCAACGAGGAATCCGATATGACTGAGGGTAGTCAACAGTTGGCCTGTACCGGCAATAACTGTGAACTCTAAGTTACTCCGGTACGCTCTAGTTGGGTTGCTCTTAGGAGCGCCCAACGCCTCTTCAGACACCCTGATACGATCTGGATGCTCTAAAGACTATCCGGGTGTCCAGTGGTCTATCTACGAGGATACAGGAGGTAACAGGTACGTAACTAAGGACCCTAGGTCACGTAAGTGTGGGTTCTCCCGTAAACTCAATCTGTCTCTGGTAAAGGAATCTGGAGACAGGTTTGACCCTGTGGTTATCTCTGTGGACTACAGAGACATGCTAGGCCGTGAGGAGGGCTGGGGCATGGTACACCACAGCACAACCAGAGGAACAGCCAAGAGGGTCGGGTGCTGTACCGTGGAGGTGTACGGGGACGGGTCTACGGGTGACGGTGTGTTTACTCTGGGTGTGGAGCAAATACAGTTTAGGCTTGAGCCAGAACCTGTGTGTCCTACTGAGAGTAACCTAGACTGTCAGGGGTACGAACAGAGGGGTTCTTATCCGTTTATCTACTACGGTGAAGATGATGACCGTGTGGTTACGTGGGAGCTAGGTGTGCTTATGTACGCCTCTCACGCTAAGTACGGAATAGATACACCGATAGAGTTGATGCACGAGTACCCAGAGATGTGGGACCAGTGGGAGGACAGGGTTCAGAAGTACAACGAGGTGTACGAGAAGTCAGGTGTACACGTTAGGTACGAGCTAAAGGAACTGTGGCTAGCCCACTACCATACGTTGCACGACGTAGAACGACAGGCCAATCAGCTTCCTGTGGACGTTGTGCTGGCCTACGGTACGTCTTACGCAGATACCTGTGGTGTGGCTTACCCTAACCTGAGGTTCAACGAGGGACAGCCACCGTCGTCCATGTCTAAGTGTGACATATACACTGATCTACACGAGATAGGACACTCAGTGGGTTTAGCACACGGACCAGAGAACCAAGCGTATCCGAAGTCAGGCTACATATTCCCTGAGTTTGGACACGGGTGGAACGATGTGTGCGGTAAGTACGACGATCTGATGTCCTACGGTATCCACGGGGTGTTCCACAGTAACTCTCTGTTGGCGTGTAACGAGGTGGTCAACACCCCTGAGACAGCATCAGCAGGACACAGGCAGATCACTGACACTGCTTACGCTATCAACAGGGTTAGGTACAATGTGTCGCTAGTGAACGACGAGAGTTTTGACAGGAGGGGAGTCTTGAGGCCCGTGGCTACACAGGCCCGTAGACTGAGGGAGGTGATCGTGGATTAACTGAAGAACAGGATAGAGTAACCTCTGTCTTGCTTGGCTACGTCCTCTGGCTTGTCTTTCGGGTCATGGGGCGTAGTCATTCCCATTTGTTGCATCTTACGAACTCTTTCCTTTGACTTCTGGCACATACTGTGGTAGTCGTGGGATGTGTAAGATACTGTGTGTTTGTCGTTGTTACTGTTTTTCATTTTATCTCCCAGCATTAGCCGCTTTTTCTAATTCTATGAAGAACTTCGGATCTTCTGCTTTCAGCCTTTCCAAAGAACCTTCTTTAGCTTTTAAGTTTCTATACAAAGCCGCTTTACCGGACAAGGGCATATTACGTATGCTTTCTTTTTGGTCTTCAGAAAATAGTACACCTTGAGGAACTACAGCTTTTTCTACAGCAGAAGGAACCAAGCCCTCACGTAATTCAACACCCCTACCAAGAGCAGACACCCTTCTCCTAATCATTTCCTGTCCTACGGTTTGTCCTGCTATGAGTCTTTGAGTGACTTCACGGGCCAGTATGTTAGCCCCTATAGATCCTGTAGCAATAGTAGATCCTATTTGTTCTCCTGCTCCGACCTTAAACAAACCCATAACCTGTCCAACTAAGGCAGAGTTAAAGAGTGATTCGAAAACACTAGGCTGAAAAGAGCTAGGCATCATTTCTTTTAAGGCGCCTAGTTCCTGCTCTGCCCTCGCTATTTTTTGGTCAACGTCTGCTAACTGAAGAGAAAGCCTTTCTTTAACATCCGAAATTTTAAGATCCAAATCTCTGCGACCTTCTGCACCAGCTTTTTGTACTTGCTTTTGTCTTTTGAGGTCATCAATTTTAGCTTGTGCTTCTGCTCTAATTCTATCCTTTTGCTTTTGTAAAGAGACTTTTATTTGCGCTCTATTAGCTATCGCCTCTTTTCTAATTATATCAGCTTCTTTGTTAGCTAGTTGAAGTATATTGTCCTTGTTTTCTTCAGTTAATTTAGCTAGACTTTGAGCCTCCGCTTGTAGTCTTCCTTGACCTCTAGCCACAAAACGCTTACTGTGCGCTCTCAAAGCATCTAAATAATCAGAGGCGTCAAAAGCGCCAAGCCTAGCGTTTCCCCCTGATGCTTTTGCAATAGCTTCATCAACGATTCCTCTAACACTCCAAGCGGCTTTATCACCCGCTAATGCTTTTCTTTCTGCCGCATTAAGACCTGTTTCTAGAAGATCATCAAAATAGGTCTGAACCTCTGATGCAAATTTTCTCGTAGAAACTTGATTATCGCTCAGTCCGTTTACGGCCCTTCCTATCGTACTCCTTAGCTGTATTAAATCTTCTCCCTTGATAACACCGTTAGGAGCTTTGGCGGCTATTTGAGCTTGAATAAAGGTTTTAATACTGGGAATTATCCCGCCTCTCTCAGCACCGACCAATGCTAACTCTGCGTAATCATCAGCTATGCTGTCTATGAATTTCAAAGCACCTTCAGCGGACACAGAGTACGTTTTTCCGTGGGCTACTTTAAAACCGTATTTAGTCCATAACTGGTCTAAAAAAGCGTTAGCGGATTGCGGGTCCATAGCTCCAAGCTCGTTAATCTCATCTGCAGTTGCTCCGGGGGGAGCCGCCTCACGAAGTGCTTTACCTCTAAAAAACGCATTAGCCGAATTGACAGCTTCATCAGCTTCTTTTACAGCCTGAGTTCTTAAAGTGCTTGGGTTTTGTTTAGACGCCTCTAACTCTGCCAGTTCTCTAGCATAGTTTACTTTAGCCTGTCCTACAGCCTCTGATTCTAATTTTCTTAGTTCAGCTATTCTATCATCAATCCGTATACCGGTTTCTTCTATTGATTCGGCTGTGTTTCTTTTGATTGATTCTTTAGCTATCTTTGTTTTACGGGCCGCTTCTTCAGTAGTCTTTGCTCCGGCCACTCGTGCAGATTTGGGCGTAACTGCTCTGCCAGCCATCTGTCGTGCCTGTTGCTCACTTAGTGACCTTCCTCCGTATGCCTTAGAAACAACTGATCTGTACACAGGAGCTAAGGCGTGTTCTGTAAACATTAAATTAATAAAATCTTTTCCTTCACCAAGCTGTTGCGCTAACTTAGTTTCCGTAAAAAAGTCATAAGATTTTTTAACTCCAGAAAAGGCGAAAGGGACCGCCATAGAAATACCGGCGGTTAGTGCGGCGTTTTTCATTTTCTCTTCTTCAGTTTGGCCTTCATAACCTATTACAAGGCCTTCTGCTCCTGCAAAACCAGAGGCCGCTACCGGAGTCGGAGCTTTAGAAAGAAACTCTGCAACTCGCCCACTCTGCTGTTTTCCTAACTGTGCCGCAAGTAAAGCGCCTTCGTCAGAGACTTGAGCTACTTTCGGCCCTAGTTTAGAAGCAACTTCAGCTTGTGTTCTAGCCGCTTGCGCTCCCTGTCTTAAACGAGCGGCCTGAGACAACAACTGCCCACCTTTCACTGACACAGGTGATAAAATGTTACCGGCAATATTAGCGGACATAGATAACACAGGACTTTCTTCAGCAAATCTTGCGGATTTAGCTTCTTCTTCAGTTAAAATTTGTTCTCTTAATTCTGATACAGAAACATCCTTAAACGCCTCTGGCTCTAGCACCTTAACAATAGCGGCTGAAATATAACTAGATATTTCCTCGCCTTTGTTTAGCCACAGTCCATCAACAAACGCTCGTGCAGTCATAAATAAATCGTCAGCAGTTACGGCATTAGAATCCACTTTTTCTATATAGGATTGCATATGCTCTGCAACATACTGCTCTTGTCGTTGCGCTGGACCCATAGCATCTACAGCATAGGGATTAGAAAAACCAACGCCAGAACCTAAAGAAGCATATGGGTTATCTTCGTCTATTTCTTGACCCGTAAATACGCTTTTAGCCATGTTATTACCCTTATCGGTAGAACTTAGGAACGAACCCTAAAACTTCTGATACTTGTCTAATTATTCTTTGCTCAATCTGAGCGGCGTTATCAGGATCAGCGGCAGTTTGCTCTTCAATATCCCGTAAGGCTTTTTCCATTATAACACCGTACTGCTGTTTTTTGTCTTCAAAACCAACCATTGTTGCATCTAGTCCAGCGTTTATCTGAGAGGCCAGATGTCTATCAGCAACAAGAGCGATGTCACTAGAAGCCGCCAGTATACGTTCCTCTGCCTGTAAATACCTAAGTATTTCTTCTTTGCTAGCGTTGGCGGCAGGAAAACCTTGAGAGAATATTCTAACATCAGTGTCTGAAGCCACGCCCGGAGGAAGTGAGTTAATGATGTCTGTGTTTCTTGTTCTCAAGAAAGCTGTTTTAGCTTCTTCTTCTGCATCCCTTAATCCAGCAATATCTAAAACAGAAGTCCTTAAATCACTAAGAATACCAGCGGTTTTTTCAGTAGTAAAAAGTTCCTGCTGTAATTGCCTGTTTCTGGCTAAACCTATAGAGGCCTTTGTAGATTCTGCTGAAATTTCGTTGTTTCTTTTTTCTACATTAGAACCTACTGACCCCCTTCCCTCAGACTTGGTAACCTCCTCTAGCTTACCATAGTCAATACTGCCATCTGCTTGTATAGCATCTTGGATTGAACTAGCAGTGTACTTTCCTGTTTTTGCTAATTCAAGAGGCTTGTCAACGGGTTTTGCCTCTTCTTCTTTAAAGGGTGCCACAGCAACTTGAATAAACTTCGTAGGGTCTGTGGGATCAGGCTCGTACCGTACTGAGCCGGGAGTTATCGTAAAACCCTCTGGTTTTCCTCCTTTAAACACATCAGCACCAGCTTTGTAAGCACTCATAATCTGTGCTTGAGTACCACCTAAGTTAACAACAGATCCAATAGCCTCTTGTAGTTGTTCTAGAGGTGTGCCACGAGTCGCCGCTTGGGTAATAGCAGAGAGTCCTCCTTGTATTCCCTGTGCTGTACCCTTTTCTGCTTTAGCTTTCTGCACAGCCTCAACACGGTTAGCCTCGTCCATCAGCATTTTACCGATGCGTTGCATATTAGGGTCCCTGTTCGTCATCATTTGCTGACCTTGAGACCTCAGTGCATCAGGATTATTCTGGTAAGCCCCCATAATCTGCTGGAACTGCTCTTGAGCACTCTGCGCCTTTCGTTTTTCGGCACGACGAGTGAGCATACCAGCAATTCCTGTGCCTACGCCAGAGATGCCACCACCGATAGACTGTCCGATGTTTTGCCCTGCTGAAGCTAACATTCCACCTACGTTATAAGCCATTATATTATCCTCTGTCCTTTAATTACCAGAACTTCCACCAAGGCTCTTCAGCACCTAGTATAGTTCCTAAACCACCCAACAAACCACCGTACACGTTACCGTACAGACTAGCAAGGCCCGTCTTTTGACCCATTTCAGCCTGTAGTTTAGCCATTGCCGCTTCTAGCTCGTATTCACCCATTTGTCTACGGGCAACGTCAGCCATAGATGCTACGTTGAGTGCAGGAGAGAACGCAGATAGCATAGCCGCCTGTGGCACATAAGCGCCCTGAAGAGCACCTAAGCCAATTTGTTGTTGCGCTTGCTCTAAGCCAAGGCCACCTGTCATTAAGCCCATGCCGCCTTGTAGAGCCTGTAGCGCCCTAGCTTGCTGTGCTGATCGTAACGCCTCTTCTTGTCCTGCAAAAGCAGTTCCGCTTGTAAGAGCCTGTAGAGCCTGTGCTTGTTGTGCGGCTTCCAGAGCTTGTCTCTGTCCAGCTAGGCCAGAACCTAGTCCAGCAAACTGAGCACCTAGAGCCGCCTGTTGCTGTTGCTCTGCTTGTGCTTGAGATATAGCGGCAAGAGCGGCCCTGTTTTGAGCCTCTTCTTGTGCTTGAGCTAACGCAAGTTGCTCTGGTGTTCCACCGAACATAGCCGTGCGTACACCGCCTCTGCCTTGTGAAAACAGTCGTTCTTCCAGAGCTAGTCTCTGTCTCTCTTCTTCACCAAGCTGTGTAGCCCTAATACGGTCATACACTTCTTGTTCTCTAGCACCCATAGGCATACCGGCTTGGCCCATGAATTGCCCACCTAGTCCAAACGCCTGTTGTGCCGCTTGTTGTTGCCTTAAAAGCCCAAAAGGCGTTTGACCTAGTTGCGCTTGTCCCATACCCATTAGATTTTGACTTGCCCCTAAAATTGCAGGAGACATTGCAGGAACTTGACCAAACTGTTGTTGACCAGCGCCCAACAACTGTTGTCCAGCGGCACCTAGCTGACCAGCGCCAGCAGGAGTAGCACCAAACCTAGAGAGTGCCGCAGATTCCAAAGCACTCTGAAGCTGTTGCCCTGTACCGCCTAAAGAATAACTCGTTCCTTCAGGACCGCCCGTAATAGTTCCCGTAGGACCACTAACTGTAAACGGTTTAAACGCAATATCAGGGGTAGGTAATGCAGGAATCTCTTCTTTAAAGATACTCTCAATAGTACTGGGAACAAGCCCTTCAACAATATCGCTTAAAAAGCCCATTAGTAAGTACCTCTATTATTATAATTAATCATCATAGCGTTTTACCTATCAGTGCTAGTACATTCATTTCCTGTATGGACAGTGCGTAGCCGTTGATGTCTGTCTCAAGACCCACGCTGATCACTGAGCCGTAGCCTGTTGTGTTAATAGAAGAACGACTAATGATTGTACCTTCTTCTGAAAACTCTGCTACGTTGTACTCAGACTGTCCGTAGAATCCGGGTGTAGCACTGCTGGTTCTAAACGTGCTAGTGCTGGTTGCTGTTGAAAAGTCGTAAGACCACTTGAGAAATATGTCTGCGTTGTTTCCACCAATGATCGTAGGTCTGATCTTCTTCAACATCTTAATCTTAGACGGGTCACCAAAGCTCAAGCCGGGGCTGTAGTAACGAAACCGATAGACACTACCGTTGTCAAAGTAGTTGTTGTACGTTCCTACACCCGCTGTTGTGCCTATGTATATGTCACCGTTTCTGTCCCTGTGAAAACACTTGAAGTCCACACTAGGCCATCGTGTTACCCTGTACGCACCGTTCTCCAGTGTGCCTCGTACATCAAAGCAGTACACGAGGTTGAGATCAGGAAAGCACAGAAGATAGAAGTAGTTCTCAGGACTGTACACTGTACTCACTGGTTCTGTTTTACCCAACGTGTTAGCAATCAGTTCCTGCTTGATGTTTCTGCTCAAGTCGGTAATAGGCAAGGACTTCTCTTGTATAGAGCGTCCCAAGCTCCTAAGACCTGTCTGCGTCAAAAACAACAAGTCTGTTCCTATGTTCTGTACACTCTTTCTGTCTACACAGCCAACACCCGGAATAGTGTCCTGTATAGCCATTGTTGCAGGACTCTCTGCCCCACCGTAGACCAACGTGTTGTGTTCACCGAAGACTACGAGTAAACCGTTGTGTGCCGCTATCGCTACAACCTTGTCAAACCCGTTAGGCCACGCTTTAGATACGTCAATAGATCCGCTAGAGCCACCAGAGAAATCGTGTCCTATCAACAAGTCAGACCAGTAGATCGTGTTGTCGTCAGTAGCGTTACCTACACACCACACTCGTCCGTATGCACCGATAGCTTCGTTAGCGTACTGTGCAGACGTAACTGACGCACCAGATACACTAGACATCTTGGTTACTGCGCCTAAGCTGTTGCTGTACACAAGAGGCTCGTAGCCACGTTGGAAGAAGTAAGCGTAATCGTTAAAGTTAAATATCTTCCAATCGTTAGCTGTAATTGTGTACGACCCCGGAGTTGCGTCAACCAGTGTCGTTGTACCTGTCATAATCTTGTTGTTGCCAGTACTAAAGATTACCTCGTTACCAGCGTTGTCGTAAAACTCGTGGATGTTAGAGAGGTAGTCAGTACCTAGTACAGTTTTGTCTGTAGTTACAACAGCGTTACCCTTACGTGAAGCCAATCGTCCTCGTCTGTCAATGATAGCGTTATCTGCAATCTCCGCAAAAGACGTATCCTGTGCAAGCGGAGAATCCTCTGTGTTGATCCCTTTGAACGCAGGAGCAACTAGGTTAATACTCTGTAGTGGCTGGGCCATCTAGCGTCTCCCTACGGTGTGTACCA